CTGCTTCACCGGCTGTAACGATACTTTGGAAGACGTATGTATCTATTTCTAGTACAAGTACATTCTTCGTAGCTTGTGCAAGAAACTTACCTGGCTTACGAATCATCATCGAATCCTGGAAGTTTTTCTTGTCGATAGTCTTAGACCATGAACGATCTCGTGAGAGCGTAAATGTCTGTTGTGTGTCCTCTACCTCAGTAGGGTTGCCGTAGCGGTTAGAACCACCGTTTACATCGTAGTTTCCCATTACCGGGTCAGTTAGGGTAGTAACAATAATTGATTCTACTCCTGTCCAACTATAGTCCTGGTTAGTAAACGCTTGTGATTTACGCTTGGCTTTTAAAAGTTCAGAAGTTTTCTTCTCAAACTTTGTGGCTAAATTGACTGCCATCTAAGAGCCTTTCTTTATCGACTCTAATCCCACTTGTCCGCTTCCTCATCGAAAGCATCTAGTAATGGGTCTGCTTGTTTGGGCTTAGGTGTTCTAACAGGTTTACTCACCGCCCTAGATTTCTCATTGGCCTTATTTTTCTGTTGTTGTCGAGCACCAATACCAGTCAAGCGTTCTATAGAGTCTGCTTTATTCTTTAAGTATTGATACACATCGCTTTCAACACCAACTACGTTTCCACGTTTATCACGTTTGACGTACATCCGTTCAAAATCCTCAACAGAGTTTATTAACTCCTCTTGGACTTCTACTGGTTTGTCCTTCAGTCCTATGTCGCTGACTGCCCGCTCTAAGTCGGTTTGTAGTCGTTGCTCGTTGAACTGAGCTTGTTGTTTTTGTAGTTGATAAGCCTGGACTTCTATTTGTCGCTTTGATAATTCCGTATCATCATCCTTCGCTGCCTCCAGGTAAGTACGTAGGTCTCGTTCCTCACGTTGCTCCCTTTCTTCGCGTAGTTGTTTCTCGGCTATCCTGCGACGTGCCATCTCATCGTTATAGCGTTTCTGCTCCTCTTTGGTCATGTCGTCAGGGTTCGATTCCTTAGACTTTTCCTCAGAGCTCTGTTCTGGCTGTGAGGTTGTGTCGTCCTCACTGTCCGTCGGTTCATCTTGAACCTCGACATCTTCTTCCGATTCTTCCTCAGACTCGTCGGCCAACTCGTCCTCGTTAGATTCCGATTCAGTATCATCTTCTTCAGACTCTACTTCCTCGTCAGACTCATCCCAGTCGTCGAACGACAGGTCGTCATCTTCTAATGATGTCTCGACTTCTTCCACATCTGTATCATCTACAGGCGTGTCGTTTGTCTTGGCTTCTTCCGCCATAGGGCACTCCCTTTCTTTTAATTCAGCAGTTATGGGTGCGAGCCATCAAGCAGTATGTTGCGAGCACCAGGCTGGAGGTAGCCTGTAAGGGTGGCCGGTGAAAGAGCCACCCATACAGATCACATCCGTCGCTTAAATATCCTGTCTCCTCTATCGCTCGTTACTACTAAGCCTCGGTCAGTCCATACTCGGTCAGGACTCTTGAGCTTTTCTAGGTCTACTACTTGCTGGTTGGTTTTTTTTAGGTAATCAACTAACTCGCTACGGTCTGCGCCATCGTTGATTAGTTCCTGTAGTTTATCGTCAGTCATTTTTTACCTTGTTATCTCTTAGTAGGTTCTTGAAGCGACCAATCAGTTTGCTCATAGAGTCGTCGTACATATTCAGGCTAGAGATAACATCCTTAACATCTTCTTTTGGTGTACCTGCGCCTATGAGTTTGAGTAGAGCCTTCTCAGTCTTTTCACGTTCTATTTGTAGTTCTTTTATGACTGTATCGCCTATTGGTAATAGTTCAGCTCTAGCGCTCTGACTCTCTACCCTGCGTGCGCGTTGTTTCTCTTTGGCTTCTTCTTGGCGCTTCATAGTGTGTGTTCGTCCATAAAGGATTGAATCATCACGCATCTATAAGCCCTCTCTGTTGTGCGCGTTGTAGTATCTCTTGCGGGTCAAAGCCTTGTGATTCAGCTTCGAGCATAGCCATAGCGGTTGATTCGTCTACACCGAACTGTTGCATGACTGCTTGTAAGTTAATGGCGTACTGTTCAGCTTCAGCCTGTTGTGGGTCTACTTGTCCTTGTTGCGGTGCGCCCTGGGGTGCGCCCTGGGGTGCGCCCTGAGCCATTTGCTGTTGCATCATCTGTTCTTGTTGCATCTGCTGTTCTTGCATTTGTTGCTGTTGCATTTGTTGCTTTTGCATCATTTGCTGTTCTTGCATCTGCTGTTGCTGTACTTCCATCTCGTCCGGGTCAACTTGCTGAATAATCTTGTCGTTGTTGCTTATAAGTTTTACGAGTTCTGCTAGGTGTTCGCCCATGTTGAACTTGTAGCCAGCTTCCATAAGAGACTGGTCAAAGGTTGGGTCTGATGCTCGTAGTTCGAGTACTTTAAGTCCACCCTCTAGTTTCTTGGCATCTTCGGCTTCTTGGTCTATCTCTGGCTCTACTTCAAAGTCAAAGGTAGCACGAGCATTATCCCAGATAACCTCTAGTTCGTTGGTTGGATTACCCTCTGCATCTTCATAGAACTCTAGGCCAGCTTTAGCTAACTTCTCTCGCTCGTCATCGCTTAGTTTCATTAGGTCAGTACCTTGCATGTTTGCAAACTGAGTGTTAATCATTGAGCGAGCTACCATTTCGTATGTCATGTAGGTGTTGTCTTTGAAGTCCTCGTCGTCTATAGATAAGTTTGCGGCTTGGAACTTAACACCGGCTGGAGTCTTACTATAGCTAGGGTCGCCACTCTCTGCGCTGATACTTGAGTCGCCTGTTGGTATGAACTGGCTGAGTGAGGTCTTGTACATACCTTGACGTACTGGTAGCTGGTTATAGACACCGCTAGCCATCTCTAGTCTTGTTACTTGAGCGCCTGCACCTACGTACCAGTGAGCGTCCTCTGCGTATACTAATGATTCTTCATCTACATCGTTCTCGTCGCCTGCAATAAGTTTAGGCGGTTTAAGTCCTAGTTGAGTCGCAAGTACATCTGCTTTACGCATATAGTCGAGTACGTTCTGTGTGCCGCCTGCGAGCTTAACGATGCCGACACCGTATGGATTTACAAAGTCTTGGTAGCAGTATAGATAGTGAACTGGTATGTCGCCTGATGGGTCGGGGTTCGTCCACTCTCTAGGGGTTGTGTTGGTTGACTTGTGGTACATATAAAACGGTGCTTCAACGCCACGCTGGAATACAATACAGAAGTGAATACCACCACGCTTAACGGCTTTGCCCTGTAGTTGGTCGTGTTCTTCTTCTTGGTCGCGGTCAGCTTCCTCGTCTTGTTTGAGTATTTCTTTAAGTGCCGGTATATCCCACTTGTTATAACCGTCTGTCGGGTTATCTTTGGTTTCAGCTTCGGCTTGTTCGATTAGATCGCGTACTTGTTTTTTGGTGTAGTACACATCCCACATAATCGCATCACTGTCTAAGTCTGATACTTTACCTGGCTCGAGCTTAACGTCTTGAGCGTGTGGAATGATTATGTCTGAGCCGGAGTAGTCGCCATTGTTTACGAATAGAGTGATGATTGGTTGGCCGCCATAGATTGCTGCCTTGCGTACTGCATCTTTCCACTTACGGTGAAACGGTGCTTGACTGTTGGCGTTAGGTATAATCTTCTTTTCCCAATAGATGTTGGCGAGTTCTGTAACCCAGGCATCGTCTGCATCTAGGGCTTTAGCGCGTCCTGTTAGCTTTGAGCTGATGATGCGCTTTGGTAGTTTGAATAGTGATGCGGCAAGTGAGCCGTCGTTTACTTCTGGTAGTGAGTCATCAAGTACATCAAGTAATCCGTTGTCTGCTAGTCGTTCGTACTCGTCATAATCCCTGCGCCATTCGCGGGCTTCGTCTTGCGCCTCTGTGTATAAGTCTTTTAGTTCATCTTGTTCAAAGAATGCCACTTGGTCGTACTCTTTTCTTCGAGTAGTCCGAGCGGTGCGGTGGCTACGTTGTTTATATTATAGCAAGTTGTTGATGTTTTGGCTATGGTTAGAAAGTTTGTCGGCTCTCTGTCCATATCTTAGTAAGTAGGTCAGGATGTCCAGCAGTTGCTCTAATTTTAATCGTCATCTCGTTCGTTTGACCGTCAGTTATGTGCTCTAGGCACTCTATGAGGTCTTTCAGGACTGTTTGCTTAGAGGTCTTAATGTGCTTCTCTCGCTCTACCTTTATCTGTGTCAGCGACTCGTGATAGCTCTCTGTTGTGTGAACCAGCGTATCTCCATCACTAACTGTTCGTCTGAATTTTTCGTGTTTCGGCACTTCCCACTCCTTCTATTCTTATTTCCATCATGCACTCCTTAGTATTGATAGTACGTTCTTCGGCTTCGGTCAGGTCATAAGTATTGCCACTTATCCATGATAGCTGTTCGTACTGCCAGGGTGTCATAAGTATTTCAGATGGGTAGTCTTGAATGATAATGCTTTGGGTGCTGGTAACTGCGTTTTGAATAGCCTCCATCAGCTCACCGCCCTCCTCCTTAAAGTCTGTTATGTCTAGCTTTTTCATACTACCCTCCTACATGAAACTTTAGTTTGTTTGGCTGTGCTCTGCGGTGCTTCTTCTTCTCTTTCGGGCGTAACCCCATGAAGCCGTACAGTACCGCGTCCATCATGTGGTCGTCGCCATCCTCTGGCTCATTCAGTATGTT